GGAAGGCTATCCTAATTGGTAAGGAACCGGTCTTGAAAACCGGCGTCGTAAGACTTTAGAGTTCGAGTCTCTAGCCTTCCGCCATTAACAAAAATTTGGTAAGTTTGGTGAGATGGCAGAGTGGCCTAATGCACTGACCTGCTAAGTCAGAGTACCAATTATGGTACCGAGGGTTCAAATCCCTCTCTCACCGCCATAAAACACTGATTTATTGAGTAGTTGCGGTACTCAAAAAATTATTTTGACAGGTTTTGACAGGGTGGAAAGTCAACCAAAATATTAAATTATCTAGGTTACCATTGGTTTTAATGGTAACTTTTTTTATTTTGATTAACTAAGTAAATTTATCAAATACCTATTTTTTCATTTATTATAGATACAGTTGATAAATTACTCTTATTCATTTGATGCACATATATATCCATCGTTGTTTTAGCACTGCTATGTCCTAAAAACACTTGAATGTCTTTTACATTAACATTGCTTTCACATAATATAGTAGCACAACTATGTCTTAAATCATGAAATCTAATATGTGTTAAATTATATTTAGCCAGGAACTTTCTAAAACCATTGGTCAAAAACTTTGGCTTGTGAAGTTCTCCACCTTCATTAACATAAACATATTCTTCATCTTTTGTATAATATCCTTTACCTAGTCTTTCTTTATTTCTCTTTTGCTCTTCTTTTAATTCCAGGAGCATTTCTTTTATTGAACCAGGTAAAACAAAACTTCTTAAACCAGCTGTACTCTTAGTCTTATCTTTTTTTATTAAGATATTTTTACCATCTAAATTAGTTTCTGTTACAGTATGAATAATACTCATTGTATTATCAACAAAATTTATAGCAGACCATTTTAAACCTAAAAGTTCACTTCTTCTTAAACCAAAATAACTTGTAATAACTACTCCCAAGTATAAAGCTTTATCTTCTCTTTTAAGAATTTCAAGCATTTGCTTTATTTGCTCATGATTATAAACTTTTGCAATATATCTAACTTTCTTAGGTTTTTCAACATTCAACATTGGATTAATAGCAATTATTCCAATTTTTTGAGCATATTTGAATGTTAAACTTAGAAGATTATGATAATGAATAACTGTATTTGCAGAAACACATCTTACATTTAATTCATGAAAATAATATTTTTGGATGTCAAAGACATTTATATCTTTGAGCTTTTTATTTTCTTTAAAAAAGTAAGGTAATATAGAAATCTTTGTATTTGATAGATAAGATGAGTATGTAGCATCATCAATAGTTTTAAATCTCATTTTGACATATCCTAAAATAAAATTACAAAAACTAATTTCTTTATCAAATAAATTAACATCCTGGTCAATTTTCTTTAAGATACTTTTTCTACTATTTACTTTTTTATCATCAGGTATTCCAAAAAACTTTCTACATTCTTCTTCAAAAGTTTTTAACATTTCTTCAGCTAATTCTTCATTATCAGTTTTAGATGATTTTGATTTTACAGTCTTTTTCTTATTTTTTATATATTCAAAAACTAAGTGGTAAAACTTACCTCTTTTTCTAGTGTAGCTTGATGTATACAAGATTCCTCCTTCATCTTTTTTTAATAGCTACCGATAATGAATTATCAGGCAACTATTAAAAAAAGTCAATATCCTAATTTCTTACATTGCATTTAAAACATACTCTATAAGACACTCCTTTGGTATTTTAATTAATTTTCCATTTCTTATAGATTTTATTTCTCCAGTTTCAGTTTTCTTTATAAGGTTACTTTTACTAATTCCTAAAAAATCAGCAGTATCTTTTGTTGATATGAAAAATGGAAGTTTCTCTAATTGTTTTTCTAATGATGTTCTCATTTCTTGTGTTGTCATTTCTATCACCTTTATTTAATATATTGGTAAGATTGTGGAGCTTTTTCTATTCCAAAATCTTTTAATTCTAGTTCTTTTTTATATTTAATAATTTTTTTTATTTTTATAGCATAAGCAACTTTTGAATTTTTATAGTATTTAAAGTATTCTTTTTCTGAAATACCTAAATTATTTTTATGAGATTCCCATAAATGGTTAGGAGTTGAAGAAATTATTCTATCTATAATAATTTCTCCAACAACCTTTTTTTCAGGAAAACTTGAGTATATAACAATAGTGTCTATAGTCCTTTTAAAAAGTTTTTTTCTAAGTTCAAAAGTTTTAGTTCCAGCAAATATTCTTTCTACAAATTTAGGTTTTATTGACATTAAGACTTTCATAATCAACCTCTATCTTATTAAATAGACCTTCTCCAATCCTAGAAACAGCTATTTCAATGTATTCCTTTTTAAGTTCTACTCCAACTCCATTTAGATTTAAACTTTTTGCAACTTTTAATGTAGTTCCTGAACCAAGAAATGGATCCAATACTATACCATCAATAGGACATCCAGCTAAAAGACACCTTTTTACTAATTCCTCTGGAAAACTAGCATAGTGTCCTTCTTTTATTCCTTTTGTTGCGATGCTCCAAACTGTCCTCATATTTCTTCCATTCTCATTGTAAATAGTTTTCCAAGGTTTATCTATTCTCTTCATAGCAGTTTTACTTTCTCCAGCTTCTAACATTTTTTTCTTTCCTGTAGGCATAACTCCATCTTTGAAACCATTTAAAGTTTTTTCAGAATATGGTTCATACTGCTTCTTGAAATAGTATTTTTGATTTTTTGTAAAGAAAAATATTTTTTCAAAATCATTTGTGAATCTATCGTTCAAAGACTCAGGGAGAACATTTGGCTTATGCCAAATAATTTCATTTCTTAAAATCCATCCTTGGTCAATCATCTTAATACATAACCTTTCAGGAATCATCATCTTTGATTTTGTTTGAATATTTGTTTTTCTTGGAATAACCTTAAATATATTTTCTTTGCCTCTTTTTTTATTGCTTCTTTTAGAAAATTTAGAATTAACATTTGAATAAGTATCACCTATATTAAGGAAAAATGTTCCTGACTTTTTTAGAACTCTATATAATTCATCCATTATAAGCATTAATTTTTCAATATATTCTTCAACATTTTCTTCTAATCCTATCTGGCCAGAAATATTATAATCTCTAAGTTGCCAGTATGGAGGAGATGTTATAATACAATCTATGCTTTCTGTATCTAATGTTTTTAAAATCTTTAAACTATCTCCATTTATTATCTTCATTGATTCCCTCCTGACATTCTATAATTTCAATATCTTAAATAGCCAAGTCTATAAATTTTTGAGAGAACTATATCATTTATAGGTTTAGCTTCTTTGTTTATTTTTGGTTTTCTATAACATTCAATCTTTCTATATATTCTTTTCTATGTTATTTTTTTCAAATTCTTCCCAACTTTTTGAGAAGATATGGTTTGCAAATGCTTCTTTTAATCCATTCATTTGCTTCAATCTAATAACTTCATCTAAATCCATTCCTAAATGTTCTGATATTTCATAATCATTCCATCCTTTTTCAAAAAGAGATAAAACAATTTTTGCCATATCTGGAATTTGATGTGTTCCCCTAGCTCTATTGAATTGGATTGTTGCAGCAACTCTCTTTTTAATATCATGTTTTAAAACAACAATTGGAACTTGTTCCAGGTGTAATTTCAATGAAACAGTATATCTATGAAAGCCATCAACAATAACATATTTGTCATTTTTTTTGTCATATATACAAATAATTGGCATACAGAACCCATTATCTATGATAGACCTTTCTAATAATTTCATCTCAGGTTTTGCTACTTTATTTGGATTGTAGTCATTAGCCACAACTTTATTTATATCAACCATTTGAACATTTAAAACTTCCATTGATACTTCTTTCATCTTTTTACCTCCAATAAGTTATTGTATTTTTTCATTAGATGCTGTAATTTTTCATTGTCTTTTTTATTTTCTCCAAAAGACAATCTTTTCATGTAGAAATCATTTCTTTCAATTGCTCTTGCAATCCTTCGCCAAGAAATAACTTTTTTTTGCTGTTCAAGTTTTAATTCACATTCTTGTGGAATAATATCTATATTTTCATGTGTTTTATACCATTCCATGAACTTTTTAATTTTTCCGTAGTAATGAAGCATTAAATCTCTATTATAAAGTCCTAAGCTTTCTAATAAGAATACAGTATATTGTTCCCAAGTCATAAAATCAGGCTTAAAAGATTTTATATTTCCTAGTGCATAACTTCTGCAATAGATATTTCCAAAATTAACTCCATTAACTCTATTTAAAATTTTTTCCCAGGTATCAGCTTCAAGAGCTTTAAACTGGTCTAGTCCATTTCTTTGGTCATCTCCATAAGGTTGGCACAGTCTTTGTTCATGAATAGATAATCCATTTTTATACATTAATTCATAGATTTTATTATATTTTAAATCTAACAATGATACAGCTCCCCAAACATCTTGGGTTTTAAAGTCATATAGAGGATAAAAATTAAAAGTATTTGCATAAATTTGAGTTGTCCAAGGCTTATTTTTAAACATAACTTTATTTTTAGGTATTGCAATTGTTCTGAATCTATTAAGACTTTCATCAGCTCTTATTCCAACTCCAACAGCACACATTCCACCTTTAGTATCTGCATACCATTTATTGAAAGAAGGAACAAATTCTTCAAACTCCATAACTCTGTTGTAAAAAGGTAAAAAATTATTAGTTAGATTAATACTATCTTTTGGTAAATCTCTAACCCATAATTCTTTATCTTCTGGCTTCCAGCAGATCCATTTTGGTTGTAAAACAGATACTGCATTTCTTAAATAAAGTGGTAAAGCTATATGATAGAAGTCTCTAATTTGGCTTAATTCTTTTAATTCATAAACATGGTCAATAGTATGTTTATATTGTGCTTCTAAATCTATATATAAAACATCAAAAACTTTATTAAGTTTTTTAGCTACAATGTTAGCTAGTTGTATCATCAAAGAACTATCTTTTCCACCACTAAAAGAAAAACAAACATTATCAAAATTATTAAAAATAAATTTATATCTATCTCTTGCAGCAGATAAAACATCTTGGTCTTTATATATCTTCATAGTTTCTCCTCAATTTCTTGTATGGTTTTTTGTTTTAATTCCCATAAAAAATCTTCTTTTTTCTTTAAATTATTTTGAATCATTTCATCTAATCCAAATGTGGAAATTAAATAAAATATTCTACAATCTTCTTTCTGTCCAGTTCTATATATCCTACTTTCTGCTTGTTCCATTAGTGCATAATCCCAAGATAAATTATAAAAAATAATTATATTTGAACTTTGTAAATTTAGTCCAAATGTATGCTTTTGTAAACTTAGTAAAGTATATTCACTAAATTCATTTCTTAGTAATTCTTCTTCAACTAAATATTTATAAAAAATAATTATTTTTTTTGTTGGAACTCCTTCACTCTTAAGATTGTTTAAAAGGTTTCTTAATTCTTCTTTTTTATTTAAACTAGCAGCATAAGAATGTTGTAATTTTTGAAGATTTCCTAATAGTTGTCCATCTTCTGTTCTGATACCTTCAATAAAGATTTCTTTTAAAATCAGATATTCTTCAATCACCTTATCTTCTGCTACATATTCAATAATTTTAGTTTCTTTTTTTATATCTAGCTTCAAATCACTTTTATAAATAAAAGGACTTATTAAACTAAATAAATAATCAAGATTTGTGAAACCTTCTAACCATCTTTTTTTTATTACACGATTTTTAACAACTCTTTTTTCTATAACAAATGTATTATAGAATTCGTTATAATTCATTTTGAAAATCTTCTCACTCAAAAAATTAAATTGATTATATAAATCCAGATAATTTTTTGAAAGAGGAGTACCATTTAAAATTAAACGGTACTTTGCTTTTCTTCCAATTGTTGTTATTCTTTGAGTTCTTACACAGTAATTTTTTATTTTTATACTTTCGTCTACAACACAGAAAAATTTACAGTTAGAATATTTATTTAATAATTCAAAGTAAGTTTTTTTAGAATTACTTAAAGTTTCTATTCCCACTATTTCAACTTCATATTTTAAAGAACATTTTTCAAGTTCTTCTTTTAAATTTTTCTTAGTTTGACAAGGTGTAAACCATAAAACTTTATCTATATCTTCTCTTGAATTTATAATACCAACAGCAGTTTGAGTTTTTCCTGTTCCTGCTTGCATAAATAAAGCTCCAACTTTAAATCTTTTTAATTTTTTTATACAATTTAATTGATCAGGCAAGTAATTCCTCATCTATTTCAACCTCTTTAAAAATTTTTTCTGGAATGTAAGTTTCTAATCTTTCTATATTGTCATAAAAGTTTAATGAAGCTTTATCTAAAAGCTCTATTAAATTAGGCATTGATAAAATTAGTTCTTTTTTCTTGTTAAAAAATACTTTTCTTGGAAACTCATTGTTATTTTGATATGAAATTACTACACTTTCACGCATTTTATTTACCAATACTTTTGGATACCAGAAACGATAATCTTCAAATAAACCTATCTCAAATTTAAATAAATATGCTTTTTGAGTTTCTTTTTCTATAAAAAGTCTTTCAAGAGAAATTTCAAATTTTTGCCATTTCTTAGATTTTTCCATTTTATCTCCAATAATTACAACTAAAATCATCTGTTTCATCATTATTTATAATTGGATTTTCTATTTCTGCATCAACAAAACTCTCTATTTTATCAGAAAGTTGAGTGGCTAGTTTTTCTAAATCTTCAGGAGGTAAATATAATCTAAAATTATCATTAAAAAAATTTTCAATAATATTTAAAACTCCTCTATAAGAAAAGGAAACATCTGTACTAAGTTTTTCATTCAAAATAGAGCATTTTCCTTTATTATAATTAGAACAGTATTTACAAATTTTTTCCATTTTTATTCACCTAACAATTCTTTATTTTCATAGATGTTACCTAATACTTTTATTCTTTCACTTTGATTGCAACAATAGAAAGTTTCTTCAAGTCCATCCAATAAATTTACAATAAATTCTGCTCTGCTTTCATCATATTCAACATAACCATTAAAAGACTTTCTACTATCAGCAACATCAGGAACTCTTACAATATCGCCTTCATAAATTTCAATACCTTTTTTATCTTTCATTCCTATATATTGCAAAAGTTCAACATCTTTAAATTTAGCAGTTTTATAATTTTCATTAAATAGATTATTATCTTCTGTATATTTAATATATTCATAGCTAAAATCTATTCCAATTATATTTACCATTTTATTTTCCTTTTTTAACCAGGCTTTCATTTTAAAATTTTTCATTTTTTCCTCCTAATTTATACCAGCTATATTTATATCTTTCTAAATCATTTTTTCTTTTACTTACATAATGTTTTTTTAATTTTTTACATTTAGAAGAAAAATCTATAACAGTACTTATTTGTAAAGCACCTTTTATATATCTTTTAAAAAGTTTTCTTTTTCTATGTTTTTTCCTATTCATATTAACTCCTAACTATAAAATTATAAAAATTCTCGAATTAAATACATTCCAGGACTTGTTTTAGATTCCATAATATATTTATATTTAGTAATTTTATATTCTCCACAATATAAAGACTTTAATAAAATAATATTTCTTGGTTTTAATTCAACATTTAATTTATTATCAACAAGTTCTATTTTTTTTCTTTTTCTCTTTTTTTTCTTCTGTTTCAATAATAATTTCTGTCAATAAGTTACAGAAATATGGTGACTTAAAATAGAAATTATTTGGATATAAAGATAATTGATTATTGGTATCTTCTAAAAACTTGTTAACATCAAGTCCAGAATTTTTTAGTCTTATAAGTTCAAAATAAGTTTTTACTAAATTGTCAAATTTTTCTAATCCTGGTGTAGCTTTTAGATAAACTTCTTTTATATTATCCATATATCCTGTATGAGGAGAGTCTATCATTGATATTAATTCTATTTTTGCTTTAAAAAACCATTTGTTTATTATTTCTACTAAGTCCCAATAGTTTAAAGAACTTAACCTTATTCTGTTAGCTTTAAAAACTAGTTCATAACAAATGATTTCTATTATATTTTCATGTCTAATATCGTATTTTTTCTTTTTAAAATACATTTTTTCTATTTCTAAAACTTTATCTGCAATTTCATTTAAAGAAGTTTTTAAAGTAAAATTGTCATTACACTGACTTTTTATAAAACTTGCAACTTCATTATACATTTCATGTGTCTTAGATTTCTTTTTAGCCATTACTCATTTTTACCTCTTTCTTTCCAATCAAACTCTTCTGCTTCTTTTTTCTCTTTATAAAGTTTAATAGCCATTTCTTTTTTGCTATAATTTCTCATACCTATTGTTTTTTCTCTGCTTCTTTTCTTATAAGCAGCATCTTGTTTTGATTTTTCTCTCCAGTACTGTTTTTCACAAGTAGCAGAGCAGTATTTTACTCTTTTATCTTTTATATCTGTAACATATACTCTTGTCCCACAATGAGCACAAACAAACTCTCTAGGGCAATCAACATTATCATAAAATTGATTAACTCTTATTTTCATTGCTCCTCCTATAAAAATTCAGGAATTGCTATATCTTGATATACCCAATTCATATATTTATTGGATAAATCAAATAATTTATTTAATTCTTTTTTATCTATTCCAATCTTTCTAGCAATTCCTTTCATCTTAGCTGTATTTAAATCTTTTACCATTCTAGCCCAAGAACCAAGTGTTCCCATAAAACCTGCTGGAAGCCTTTGTTTAATATCATCAAGAGTCAAAATCAATTTTTCACTAATTCCATTGAGACATTTTTCAGTTTGTTTTCCAATCACATCTCTATAAAATAAGTTATTTTCAACATCTTCTCCTTCATCTTCAGACTCAAAATAAGTATTAAATATTTTATCTGCAACTGCTCTTGTTTTACTGATTAACATCAACTTATCAAATTTGATATAACCCTGATTTTCCTTAACTTCTTTGTCCCAAACCTCTTTATGCTTTTGACAAACAATTGAGATATTTAAAAGGGTTGTAGCAAACTTTGTAGCATCTAACTTTTCATCAGCTGGTTTCTTTATAATTTCAATTTCTTTTTTTTCATTTATTTTTATTTCCCTTTTCTCTGTTTTCTTTGCTTTCCTCATTCTTGATACCTTTCTCTGCCATAAGAGCAGCCAAAGCTAGTTTTAAAATATCCATAAAATCACATCCAACTTTCTAATTTATCAAATATTTTATTAAAATTTCTTTTTAGAAATCTAAAAATATTTCTACCTCTTATTTTTATATATTTAAAGAATGTAACTTTTTCAAATCCTACTATTGAATTTGCTATAAATATTTCTTTATTTGTCATTTTTTCCACCTCTTTTTTTAGCTTTAGCTTTTACTTTTGTATTTAAACAAGAATTAATTATTTTAGGTAAAGTTATTAATACCATAAACTTTACCCCTTTTTTAAATCTTGTTTTATCTCCTTTTCTTTTGAATACACAATTTCTGTTAAATACGCCATATACATAATTTCTTTGTAAAGCTCCTTTACATAGCTTTACAAACTCTTTTTTTCTTCTAAGCTCTCTTAATTTCTTTTTCATTCTTAGCCTCCATTTTTATGTATTTTTGGATAACTTTAACGGCATCTATTAATGTAATATTGTCTGGAAATGGTATCTTATACCAATATTTTTTTAATATTTTACAGTGCATTTTCTCTCCTAATAATCTTGACACTGCAAACAACTTCCTGTAAAATAAAACTGTTTCGGGGCTTTATCAACACGAGCAAGTTGCTTGCAGTGTAAAATTGATAAAGTCTTTTTTAGACTAATCTATTTAAAACCTTTATGAAAATCTTAAGCTCTTCATTTTCCTTTTTTAAACTTACAACTCTTGAAATTCCTAACATAGCAACAGCTGCATCATCATTAATCAATGATTCATTATATTTAATTGTTCCTTCTGCTTTTTCTATTAAAGTTTTTTTATCAATCATAGTTCCTCCATAAGTTTTTGTAGACTGTTGATATATTCAGTCAATTCTTTTTTATATTTCTCTTTTTCCTCATCTTTTAACTTCTTAACTCTTTTTTCCATTTTTTTGATTTTATTGAAATTAAAATATTTTTGCTCTTTAACTTTAACTTCAACTTTTTCTTCTGCTTTTGGTGGAGCTAGAAGTTCTCTTATTTCTTTAACTTTTAAAACATCTGTACTTAAAACTGCTTGAACATCATCAAAACCTAATGAATTATGAGATAAGACTTTTATAGCCTGATCTGACAAACTAAATATTTTATCTTTATAATCAGGAAAGTAAGAATATAAGTTCCATCTTTTTAGAAATACAGAAACCATATCTTTTGTAAGTCCTGCACTCTCATACCAAGCCATAAAACTTCCAGAAGGTTTTAATATTTTTTCTATTTCAGCTAATGAACTACAAATATCAAATAAATTATTTTTATATTTTCTAAAAGTATTTAAAATCTTAGCTTCATATTCTTCAACTTGTTGCTTTTCAACATCTGAAATTTCGTAACTTCCGAAATCAAATTTTCTTAATTGACTTCCAGCTATTGCATCTTCAAATGCTTTCATTACATTATTTTCATTACTCATCTTCTATTTCACCCCACACTTTTATAAAAACATTTTTTATATCATCTAATTTTTGAGACCTTCTTTCCCAAAGTAAAGTACCATTTTCAATTAACTTCAAAATTATTGCAGATTGATTAATTGGAATAGATAAGAATACTCCTGAACGAGTTAATTTATCTTTAAGAAAAGTATAAAAATTTTTCTCTATTGCTGTCCTTCCTACTCTATTTGGAATAACAGCTCTAATCTTAGATATGTCAGTTTTTTTAAGTAAGTTTAAAATAGAATTTGTTGTAACTGAATCTAAGAAAGTTGGAACAATTATATGCTCAGCTACATCAACAAAGACATTATCCAAATTCATAACTGGTGAACCATCAATAATGATATGGTCAAATTCTTTCTTTAAATTATTAATTTGTTTCTTAAATTTTTCATCAAGATTTCCTTTCACTTTATAGTCCTGAAGATGCAAGAAAAATAAATTAGGTCTTAATTTTGTTAATTCATAATTTTTCCCTTCTAACATATCTTCAAGTCCTTTTTTATTAGTATCTTTAATTTTTATTCCAGAATAATTTAAAACATTATTCTGAGAGTCTGATGTTAATAGCAAGACTTTTTCATTTTGAAAGGCTTTGTAAGCTGCTAACTGTAAAGCTATCCAGCTTTTACCTACTCCACCTTTATTATTTTTTACAAGTACGACTCCCATAATCTCCTCCTATTTTTCTTTTGTTTTATTGTTTTTTCTTGCAAAATATATTTTGTGATTTTGCAAATTAATTAATTTTACTCCACTAGCTTTCAATTCTATTAAAGGAATACTTTTATGCCTGTTTTTATTTTCTAAAACAAACATTCCGTCTGTTCTTCTTTTAACAATTCCAGATAAAATAATATCTTTATCTTTTTTTGCAATAACATAATCATCTGTGTAGATGAACTTTTTACCTTCTTTTATCTCTGTACTTTCTAACCAGATAACATCATTGAAGTCAAAAGTTAATTCTTCATTTTTATTTATTCCTGTTATTTTTCTGCTTTCAAAGTTTATGTTTAAAACTTTATAAACACCACCAGTAATAATACTGTAAAATTTTCCACGTAATTTCACTATTTAATCTCCTTCTTGTTATAAAATTCAGGCTCTCTAAGTGTTTCTTTCATTCCAGCTCCTACACAATATAGGTCAAAAGATAATTTGCCCCAGTTATAGCAATATTTATATTTTTCAAAATCTAATTTTTTACCCTCTGGAAGCTTGGAGTTAAGTTCTTCAAAATCTTTTTGAATTTTGCACCATTTTTCAAAAGGCATATTAATTTTTATAGATTCAGTCATAATCCCCCTTTCAAAATTAAACTAAATTAAGTTCAATTAATTTTTCTTTAATACTTTTTAAAATCATTGAATAATACATATTTTCTGAATTTTTTTTGATTTGAAAAAGTATTGGACTGTTTAATTTTTCTGCAATTTCATTCTCTATTTGCTCTTGTAATTCTAGGGAAAGCCCTTTAAAAATATTAAGAATTTCATTATTTTTTTCACTCTCCTTCTTTTCTTCATTTTTTAATTTTTCCTGTTCAATTTCTCTATTTTCAATATCTTTAAGGTTAATTTCACAAGTTCCTTTGAAGATATGGTTAGAGAAAACACCAGCTATATTTTTCACCTCTGGCTTATTTTTTAAAATATCCAATTGTTCTTGGAAGAGTTTTAAAAGATATTCCAAAGAGTTATTTTTTAATAACTCAATAATTTTAGTTTCATGCTTCTTAGAAAAATCTATTTTATTTTCTTTGAACCACTTTTTAATTGCTTTTAAATCTTCAGAACAGTCATATGATTTATTATGTTCTTTATGATTTAATTCTTTATTTAAGTTATTTATTATATATTCTTTATTGTTGCCGTTTTCAGACAAACTAGTTTGACTATTTTCAGCAATCCAGTTTGCTGATTTTTTACAATCCAGTTTGTCGTTTTCAGACAAACTAGTTTGCTGATTTTGGAAAACTAGATTTTCAATCATTTCATAGTTTATTTTAAAATATCGTTTACAAGGAACTCCTTTATTTTTTTGTTCCAATATTTTTAAATCAATTAATTCTTTGATTATTTTATCTTGCTTATGCCTTCCGATTTCTGTAAGTTCTCCAATTTTTTCTATTGTTTGATAGAACCAACCTTCATTATCTGCTAATCCATCAGATGCTTCTATAAGAATTGTTAGTAAGAAGGCTGATTCTATACCTAGATTTTTAACAATTTTTTTATTCAATGTGTAGTAATTGCTACTCATCAATAACTGTTTAAATGTTTTTTCTTGCATTTATCCAGCTCCTTATATCTAAAGACCAACCTTAGATTGTTCTTAATCTTTCAAGTTCTTTAATAATTCCATCTAAATTTATTTCAGCTTCTCTTTGTAATAATGTATCAAGATACACATCTCTGAAAAAATTTGCTCCTTTTCCCTCTTTCCAACCTTCACTATGTATTCTCAATTCCAAAACATCACAATGTCCACTATAATTAACAAATACTGTATTTTTCTCTCTGCTATTAACTTCAAGCCCTAGTTCCATTATTTTTAATATTTTTTCTTTTATTTCTTTACTTAACATTCTGACCCCTCCTTAATCTTCTAAAATACCTTTCAAAGTATGAATTTCCACTCTTTTAATGCTGATATATTTCCATAATTCTTCATCATCAACACCATTATCTAATTTTTCTTGATATTCTTTTAATGCTTCTTTTCTTAATTTATCTAATGCTTTTATTCTTTTTTCTATAAATTCTTGGCTTTTCATTTTTTACCTCCCATTCCTTTGTACAATTTATTTAATTGTTCCATAGCTTCATTAACTTTTGGGTGCTTAGCATCTTTTATTTTTTCTTTTATTTCTTCATACCAATTTTTAGCTATTTTTTTATTTGCATAGTGAATTCTGTCAATGTTCAAAAATTTCATTTGTAATTCACCATTTAATTCCACAAGTACAAATATTATTTTTGTAGTTTCATCTTGAAAATATAGGTTCTTTTCCATTTTCACCACTCCTTAAAATCTTTTTTTAATTTCTTTTACAAATTCTGTATCAACATTCAAAGCACAAGGCTCAATGTTGAACTTTTCAGGAAGAATTGAATACTTAATTTCAATCTCTTTTTGTGCTTTTTCCTTTGAAGTAAAAGCTGAAAGAATTGTTTTATCAGCATTAGTAACAATATAAATCGTTCTAAAGTGATCAGGAACTTTATCTTTTTTCTTAGGCATTCTTTTCACCTACAATTTTGCAAGGATAACCTAACTTTTTAAGTTCTTCTCTAATTTCAAGAAATGTTACATCTCCATACTTTTTAATTAATTCTTGTAGTTCTGATAGTTTCATAATTTTTCCTCCCATTCTTTTGGGAATACAGAAAATATCTTGTAATATTATAATAATTATGCTATAATTATTTATATTAGTAAGGGAGCTAATTATTTGATAATTACTTCTTTGAAAGAAAAGAGTACTTTGGTCGGTGGCTCTTTTTTTTATTTTCTCCATAACTTTAAATCATCTTTGCACTCATCTAAAAACTTTTTAATTTTCTTACCCAGTAAATGCCAAGTAATCAAATAAAATATTAAATTAGTAAAAAAACAAATAGTTACCATGAAACAAATAAGTAAAAAACTTTTAATCATTACACTTCCTTATTTTTAATTTCCTATATTCCTCCTAAAATTTTAATATTTTTATAAAATCTTAATAATTTTTTAATATTAATTTATTAGTATAAAAACTATAAAATTAATATTATAATAATTATTATTAATTTTATAACATAGATATATCATATTAAATTGACATTGTCAACTTAATTTTTAAGGTTTTAACCTTAAATTTTTTATTTAAAAAATAAAAAACTATGTTATAATAAGTAAAAAAGGAGGTAATTTATGTTAAATATAAAAATAAAATATTTAATGGTTGATCATAATATCAGAACAATATCAGAGTTATCAAGACAATCAGGAATAAGTAGAGATACATTAAATAAAATTTATGATAATACTAAACCTGAAACTGTAACAATGGAAATGTATCTGAAATTATGTAAATTATTCAATTGCAAACTTTCAGAATTAATTGAATATATTCCAGATAGTGAAGATACTACTCAAGAATAATTTAATCTTTCAATAGCACAGCCCACAAGCATTGAATGCTTGGGGAAGCAGTTTGTGAGCCATGCTATTTAAAGATTATTTTTTATTTAAGGAGTTGATTTTTATGCTAACAGCCAAAATTGCTTTTCTTGGCTCAGGAGTAAAAACTATTGGAATTATTGCTAATGTTGAAAGAGTAAAAAGTGGAAGTATTCCCAATTCATATAGATTTAAATTACTAGATGAATATAATAATTTAAATGAAGGAAATTTGAAGTTAATTGACTATTATCTTCAAGATAGTTTTTTTAGCTCAGGAACACTTTATCTTAATGATGAAGCTTATCTTGGGGAACTTACACTTTCTACTAAAACAAAAATATTAGGAATAATTCTTGGAAAAGGAGATAACTATAAATCACTAGAAAAAGCAACTTTTATTTTAGATTTAAGAAAAAAGCAAAACTCCTAATTTTTTATCTTCTTTAAGTAATATATTTAGTTTTTTGCTTTTTTTTCTACTTCTTTTTGTTTTTTTTATTCTTAAAATACGATCAATTTTTATTCGGCAAGTTAAAAATTGTAGCAATAACTTTGTTGACTTTAAATTTGGTGGATATTGACCATTTAAATTTTTTTTAATATCTTTTATAAGATATATTCGATTTTTTATATAAGTATTTGCTATGATTTTTAATTTATTTTTTTGTAGATTTTTTTTTATATTTCTTTTCATTTTTCATCTCCATTTTTAATAACTTTTTAAGTTATTGCTTTCATATCTTTTAATGTATTTTCAGGAATTTTCAAAATGCTTTCAACCTGTTTTAAAACTTCTTTATTTTTCTTTTTTATGTGATGCCACATTAATTGGCGAGACATATGTAGTTTATTTGCAAGAGTAGTAATTCCTATATCTTGCTCAATGCACTTAATTTTTATAAACTTCTCAATATCTAAATTATTCACATTTACCTCCTTTTATTTATATTTACAATCGTAAATACTTACTAAGGTAAATATAAACTATCTATTTACTTTTGTCAACACTTTTTTCAGAAAATCGTTTACTTATGTAAATAAAAATTATAAAATAAAACAAAAAAATGGAGGTTAAATATGGATGAAAAAATAAAAGAATTAGGAACTTATATTGATAATTTAAGACAAGAAAAAAATTTAGGATTTAATCAATTATCAAAAAAAAGTGGAGTTAATGCGAAAACTTTAAATGAAATAATGTATGGAAAATCAAAAAGAGTAAACCCTGTATATTTAATTCAATTGGCAAAAGCATTAGGAGTTCACTATAAACAATTTTATTGGATTATTGGATATTTACTTCCTGAAGATGATATTGTAAAAAATAAAAAAATAGGGGATTTTAATTTTATTAATACTAAAATTGGGAATAATAATATTATGGTAGGAGGGAATATTTCTAGTTCTACTATTACACAAACAACCGAAAAAAACGAAAAAAATATGTCACTTGATCTAACAAAACTTAATGAAGTTGATGCTGAAAGTATAAGAAATATCTACAATTCATTATTAAAAAAATAACATAGAATAAGGGAGGAGAAAAATGGGTATACATTGTTATGAAAGTGAGATTGGAAATAATAATATTTTTGTTGATGGAGATTATACAGTTAGTCAAAATATTTTACCAAAAGAAAAAATTTTAAATATCTATGAAAATATGTGTAATTATTATTACTTTAAAAATCTTATTACTTATAAACTAAGACTACATAATTTTATTTTAGAAAGTTTACCTTACTATGAATGGACTCCTGAGGAAGAACAAGAATTTTTTATTGTATTAGGTGATACTTCTGAATTTCTAGACGAACAAATTAATTATTATAAAGCAGCTATTGATGTTTTTCCAAACTCTATTGATGCTAAAAGGCTTAAATGGGCATATATAAAATGCATAGTTATTAAATTTTTTAGAGAATTATTTCCAGTGAATAATTAAAATAAGATATTAAAATTTTTTTATTAGGAGGAAAAATGAAAAGTTTAGAAGAAATTCAATTAATGTTAAAAGAATGTAGTGCAAAAGATTTTTTTGGAACTAAAAAGGAAGTAAAAGAACTCCCTAATATTATTCAGGATAATGAAGTAATAACTTATGCAACTTCAGGATTTCTAAATAATAATACTTGGTTGATTGTTTCAACAAATAAAAGAGTAATTTTTTTAGATAAAGGAATGATATTTGGATTAAAACAAATTGAAATACCATTGGAAAAAATAAATTCAATAGGACATAAGAAAGGACTAATATTAGGTGACATTGAAATTTGGGATGGAGCTTCAAGAATGAAAATTAAAAATGTTCAAAAAGATACATTAGTCCCTTTTGTAAATGCAGTTAATAAAGCTAGAGAAGAATTAAGAAAACCACAAGAAGCCAAAGTATTTCATCAACAAGTTAGCTCTGCAGATGAAATATTAAAATTTAAGTCATTATTAGACCAAGGTGTTATAACTCAAGAAGAATTTAATAAAAAGAAAAAAGAATTGTTAGGATTATAGATTATAATAAATTTTTTAAATAAAAATGGAGAGATAAATTTATCCTCCATTTTTATTTTATCTTTTTTTTATATTGAGTCCGCTTAAATTCTATTATTCAAAAAAAATTATACTCACATTTACAATAGTAAAACTTGCTTTTTTAATAAAAGTATGATATTAATTTAATCAATTTAGATGTACATTGTAAATACTTACTTTGGTAAATGTAATTTGAAAGGAAATTTCATGAACTATGAATTTGACTACAATTATCTAATAAAAATAATCTCAAAAGAAAAAGTTATATATGAAAATACTGAATATGAAAACATTATTGCTAAATTTTGTTATTCAGATAAGAAAACATTTAAACAAGGTTATGAGAAACTTTCTAAAAAATATAATGATGAACAATATGAAATTCTTACATATCAAAAAATAAGGAGGAGCTGGTATGAATGTCCAAAGCCAAGAATTCGGATAAAGAAATAGATCATGATTTTTGCAGTTGTGGAGAATATCTATATTCATATTCTGAAAAACACGAAAGAATAAGAGTAGCAAAAGGTAGAAAAGTCACAATTTACCTTAGAAAAAGAGAATTAGAGATAGTTTGTCCACGCTGTGAAAAAATAATAACAGTGAAATTTTGATGTATGGACTAGATAGAGCTTGTGTCTTTGTTGATGTCCAGACCGATATTTTGTATGTAAGAGAAAGAATAAAAAAAATGTTTCCTCATTCTTTTTCAGAAAGTCTTTCAAATCATACAAATAATTACAAGATTGATAAAAAAAATATTAATTACATTAAGTTAGAAGAAAAAAAAGTTAAAAAAATATCAACAATTAAAATAGATTTTTCTTACCCTAGATTTTTTGAAGATGATAATATTTTTCCATTATCTGATGAAGTAAAAAAAATTATAGTGGAAGATAATCTAATAAAATTAATCAATAGCTTGATTGATTATGAAATAACAGAAGATGAAGTAAAATATGAATATTTTGAATTTACTACACAAGAAGTTGTAGGAAATTTCTATAAATTTCACAATATTGTAAGTTATTTTTTTAAAGCACTTACAAGAAAATATGATGATTTAGATAAGGTTCAATATTATAACTTCAATCAAAATGAAAATAAATTTTATACAACAGGTTTTACCTTCCAGCCAATGGTTGGTTGGAAAATTAGACTTTACTCAAAAGGTCACGAAAATAATAAAAAAAATATGAGAAAAGTTAAAGGAGCAATCCTTAGACTTGAACATAGATTAACCAAGAAAATTATAAAAAGCTATTTTGAATTTAACTCAATAAAATATATAACAATAAAAGACATAAAAGATTGCATTCAAAACACAATATCACAAACTTTGGGAAATATACTGATTGAAGAGGTAAAAAAATCAGTTGAAGTCCTTAAAGAAAAGTTTATAAATTTTAGATGTCAAGATCTTGATTCTCTAATTAGAGATAATTTAGAGTGGATATTTGACTATAAAATAGTTGATGATATTGTTACTAGCAGTAGCAATAAATGCTATAGACAGGTTGTTTTTTATCGCAGTAAGATAAAAGATATCCTTACTCATTCACAACAAAGAGCATCTCCACAAAGAGATTTTTTTTCTAATATAGAGAGGCTCGAACTATTCTTCGCAAATCTAATACTCTTTAATTGCAAAGTCAAATGTGATACCAAAAATCATTTGGCATTTTTTTGCAAAAAATAGGAAGAAAAAACTTCCTATTTTCACACATTCAAAAAAATTTTTCCATTTAATATCAATGCTTTTTAATAGTTTTCTCGCGTGATAATAATGTGAGGCACTTTAATCCTGAAACTGAAAATATAATTATTTGTTTTTATAATGCAAAGATTTAAAACAATTTAGAACAGGGAGGACTATGGAAATAATTAAAATCAATTTAGATGTTTTAAAAGAAAATCCAAATAATCCTAGAAAAAGTACAGATAGTCAAATTAATCTATATAAAAACTTATTAGATAGATTTGGTTGTGTATTTCCAATAATAGTTGATGCTAATAATTATGTTGTTAGTGACTATGCAAAAGTAGAAGCAGCAAAAATATTAGGAGTAACTGAAATTGAATGTATTTCCATTGAAAATTTAACTGAAAATGAAATACAAACAATAAGAATTGGAGAAGCAAGGGCAATAGAGCTAGGCGAATGGGATTATCAAAAATTATTTGAAGAACTGACAAAACTAGGAGAAAACCTAGAATTAACAGGATTTAATATAGATGAGATTGAAGCATTATTACCTGGTGAAGTTCTTGATGAAAATGAAATAAAAGAAATAGATATTCCTGATGTTGAAGAAAACTATTTTTCAAAGCAAGGGGATATTTGGTTATTAGGAAAACATAAACTTATGTGTGGAGATTCAACTAATTTAGAAGATGTTAAAAAATTAGTTGATAATGAAACTATGGATTTAATGGTTACAGACCCACCATACAATGTAAATTATGAAGCAACAAATGGAAATAAAATTAAAAATGACAATATGAGTTCTGAAAACTTTTATAGATTTTTATTAGATTTTTATAAAAATTCTTTTGAAGTTATGAGAGCTGGTGCAGCTTATTATATTTTTCATGCTGATAGCGAAACAAAGGCATTCAGAGGAGCATTGGAAGAGGCAGGATTTAAAATATCACAATGTTTAATCTGGGTAAAAAATCAATTTGTTCTATCAAGACAAGACTACAATTGGAGACATGAACCTTGTCTTTATGGTTGGAAAGAAGGAGCAGCACATTATTTTATAAAAGATTTTACACAAGATACAGTTATAGAAAAAGATTTAAAAGCTATTGAAAATTATAGTAAAAAAGAACTAATAAATATTTTAAAACAGATGTTAAGAGAGCAAGAAAGCATAATTAGAGAGAACAAACCATTGGTAAATGATGTTCACCCAACAATGAAACCAATCAAATTAATTGCTAGATTAATTCATAATTCTAGTAAAAAAGATTGGAATATTCTTGATTTATTTGGTGGGTCAGGAAGTACATTAATTGCAGCAGAGCAGTTAAACAGAAAAGCATTTTTAATGGAATATGATCCTAAGTATGCTGATGTAATAGTTAAAAGATATAGAAGTTTAGGTAAGTTAGATATTATTTTACAAAGAGAAGGCAAGGAATATAAGTGGGAGGAAATAAAAGATGAGTTAATCAGTGAGGCATAGAGATGAGTAAGTCAGATAATTTTAATGAGAAACAATTAAAAGTCTTAGAAATATATGTAGAACTAGAATTGATTAAGTTCAGTAAAAAGAAAAAAGACTTTTATGATGAGATACAAAAAAGAACTAAATATAACAAAAATACTATTATCTCTTGGATAAATAGATATCTTGTTAAGTATAAAGAAATCAGAGCAGAAATAGTTGAAAAACAAAATGCAAAGATATGCAACTTTGAGGGCTTGACAGAAAAACAAACTAAATATGTTATATACCGAATGTCTGGAATCGGAAAAGAAGAGGCGAAGGAAAAAGCTGGCTACAGTGAAAAGACAAAAGCAGCAAACATAGAAAGAAGTCCAAAGGTTGCAACTAAGATAACAGAATTAAGAGAAATACTATTTCAAGATACACAATTAGGGATATTAAGTATAGCAACAAGATTAAATAAAATTTTAAATAGTGCAATAGAAGGAGTAGATATCATTGAATACATAGATGAATCTAGTCCTGATGGACACACAGTAAGCAAGAGAGTGCGAAAGGACAAACCACTATTAGCAGGAGTAGCAGCAGCAAGAGAGTTAAACTCAATGCTAGGTTACAGAGTAACTGATGAGGCTAAACTGAAAGCTGTGATAAACAGTGAAAATGATACAGCTGTGAGTGATGAGGACTTCGAGTAATCAAAAAGGTACTGTGACGAAAATTTTTTATTAGAGGGTGCGGCTGGAGGCTCGGAACTTTTCAAATACGAAATTTTTTGATTTCCTTCCCAGTTCCAAATTTTATATATACGCATGGGAGAAAAAGGGTGGAATTATGATACTTGCAAATGAAAAACAATTATCAAAAGTTCTTAATATTTCTGATAGGAGAGTTAGAGAGTTATTCAAGGATTATAAATCAGAAAATGGAAGCTATCCTTTTGTAAAATGTGTAACTGAGTTTATAAACCAAACAAGAAATGGAGATATAAACCTAGTAACACAAAAAACTCTTGCCGAAATTTTAGGACTTAGTGAAAAGACAGTTAAAGAACTTGCAAATCGTGGAGTATTAGAAAAAAATTCTAATGGACAGTTTGATTTGAAAGATAATTTGAAAAGATATTTAACAGTTACAGATGAAAGAAACAAAAAAAAGGCAGTTGAAAGAGAGTTACAACAATATAAACTTGAAATTTTACAGGACAAATATCACTTAGATGAAGATGTTAAGTATGTTTTAGCTGATATATTAATTAAATTCAAAGCTAAATTACAAGCAACTGCTGTAAAAATTGATAATGAAATTGATGAAATATCAGGAGCTGATAGGATAGATTATTTAAAAAATACTTTGATAGATTGCTTGGAAGAACTGGCAAATTATAATCCACCAAGTAACAGGAGAAAAACAAAAGATGTATGAAAGAACTAGGGAATTAATAAGAGAATGTTTAAGAATATTAAGACAACCCCCACTTGTAAGTATTATGGAATGGGCTAATCAATATAGAGTTTTAGATACTACATCAGCAAAAGAAGTTGGTAAATTCAACGTTGAAAGAACACCATATATGATAGAAATATATGAAAAAATAACAAAAGGAGAAACTAAGCAAGTTACATTGATGATGGCAGCACAATTAGCAAAGAGTGAGTTAATCATCAATACAATTTTAAGATATGCTCATTTAGATCCTTGCCCAATGTTAATAGTTCAACCAACTGATGAAATGGCTAGAAGTTTCTCAAAGGAGAGAATACAACCAGCTATAAATAATTCTATATTACACACAATTATTAAAGAACCTAGTAAAAAAGATTCTGGAAATACTGTTACACATAAAATGTTTCCAGGAGGATATATAGCTTTTGTTGGAGCTAATTCTCCTTCAAAGTTAGCAGCAAGACCTATCAGAAACATATTTCTTGATGAAGTTGACAGATATCCAAAGAGTTCAGGAAATGAAGGAAGTCCTATTTCACTTGCTAAAAAAAGAACTTCTACATTTGATGATATTACAAAACACATTATTACAGGAACTCCGACAGTAAAGGGTTCATCTGAAATAGAAGATGAATATAATAATTCAAGCCAAGCTGAATGGTATATTCCTTGCCCTAACTGTAAGAAAGAACAGACTTTTAAATGGGGAAATATAAAATTTGAACCTGATGGAAGTAATGTAAGAATGGTTTGTCCTAATTGTGGTAAAGCATTCACAGAAAAAGAGTGGAAAAAAGGTAATGAAAAAACTGGAAGATGGATACATAAATATCCTGAAAGAACAAAAAATCTAGGTTACCACTTGAATGGTCTAGCTAGTCCATTTAGAAATTGGGAATCTATTGTTCAAGAATGGCTAGAAATTAAAGGAGATATTGAAAAACTAAAAGCATTTATAAATACAGTTCTAGCTGAAACTTTTGAACAAGAATACACAGGAAGATTAGATCCTAAAAAACTTATTAAGAGAACAAGAGAAAAATATAGTTATATTCCTGATAAAGCCTTGGTTCTTACAGCAGGAGTTGATATTCAAGATAACTGGATAGCAATAGAAGTTGTTGGCTGGGGTCTTGGTTATGAAAGCTGGGGAATGGAGTACATAATTTTACATGGAAATATGAACCAATCAGAGATTTGGGAAAGATTAGATAAAGTCTTAGATAAAGAATATTTTTACCAAAATGGAGATAAATTAAAAATTTATTCAGCTTGTATTGACACAGGAGGACATCACACACAAAAAGTTTATGATTTTGTAAGTCCTAGACAATACAGAAGAATAATTGGTATTAAGGGACTTGGTGGAGAAAATGTTCCTATTAGTAATGGGTTTAGAAAAACTAAAAATAAGGAAATAGATTTATTATCTATTGGGTCAAATGCTCTTAAAGATATTGTTTCAGGAAGATTAGATGCAAGAATTAATGAAGAGGGATATTGTCATTTCAATGGAGAATATGGCAAAGGCTATGATTTAGAGTATTTTAAATCCTTAACAGCTGAAATAAAAGTTCAAGAAAATCGTAAAGTTATATGGAAGAAAATCCAAACTAGAAACGAAGGCTTTGATTGCAGATGTTATGCAACAGTTCCATTTTCAATATTTAGAATAGAACCTGAAAAATTAGTAAATCTTACTAGAGCAGAGTTATTGGAACTATCTGTTAATGGAGCTTTAACACCAAAGAAACAAGAAATGGCTATTGACAGAAAAGGAGTTGAAGTATGAGGAATATAGCAAGTTTTGAAAATAAATTAACAGAAATAGAGGAAGCTGAAGAGGATCTTATTCTATATGGTTCTGCCTGGGTAGCTGGTGTTGAATTTTTAAAAGAAAATCCAGATGATATGAAAAAATTAGCTGATTTAAAAGAACATTATAAGAAAAAAATAGATGAAATTTTAAATACAAAAATAACTGTTCAGGAATGTGAAAGATATATAAGACTTTATTTAGAAGCAGAGGAGGCTGTTTTAAAAGGTCAAGAATACACAATAGATGGACAGAATTTAAAAAGAGCTGATTTGGAACAAATAAGAAAAGGTCGTCTTGCATGGGAAAACAGAAAATCTCAAATAGAAAATGGAACAGGAGAAGGAATAAGATTTTTCCAAATAGTTCCTCATGAGTTTTAGGAGAAAATATGAAAAAACATAATTCTGAAATAATTAAATTAAACCAGGAACTTAGAACAGAAGAGTTAAGATACAAAATAGAAGCTACAAGGCAGCAAAGAGAATTTCTTAATTATAGTCAATCTGGTGCTAGTACAACAAAAATAGCATTTAAGGGAATGTACAATTCCTTAGATACTACAAAAGATGACATTGAAGATAACAAAGAAATCCTAATGGCAAGGTCAAGACAGCTTTTTATGGGAAATCCCATTTCAAGAGGAGCTATTCTCAAAATAAGAACTAATGTTATTGGAGATGGATTAAAACTAAAAAGTAGAATTAATAATTCTTTACTAAATCTTTCTACTGATGAAGTTGAAAGAATACAAAAAGAAATTGAAAATATCTGGACTTTATGGGCTGATAGCACAGAATGTGATATTCAAGGGGATTTAACATTTAATCAACTACAAGATTTAGCAATAATTACTTACTTAATGGATGGAGAATGTTTTGTCAATCTTCCATATCACCAAAGACAAAATGAACTATTTGATTTAAAAGTACAGTTCTTAGATTCATATTATTGTGAGGCACAAGAAAGTAATGACTATTTGTATGAAGGAGTAGAAACTGATGAAAAGGGAGTTATAAAAGCATATCATTTCAGAGATAAGCACTATCAATATACTAGAATACCAGTATTTGACTCTACTGGAAGAAAGCAAATATTAAAACTAATGGAAAAAGAAAGAATAGGGCAGGTAAGAGGAGTACCACTTCTTGCACCAGCTCTTGAAACATTATCTCAACTTTCAAGATTTTCCAATGCTGAACTTATGAATGCAGTTGTTAGTGCAATGTTTACTGCCTTTATAAAACAAGATAGTAATACAGGAAATACTGGAAAAATAGGTGGTGTTGGAGAAGGAATATTCCAAAAACCTAATGGATATGGGAAAAGGTATGAAGGAACTGAATTAAGTATGGGTTATGGGAACTTTGGAGTATTAGAACCAGGACAAGATTTAGTTTTTGCAAATCCAAACAGACCAAATTCAAGATTTGAAATGTTCTTTAATGCCCAATTAAAGCAGATAGGAACAGCCTTAGAAATTCCATTTGAAGTTTTACTATCTTCATTCAATGCTAGTTATTCAGCTTCAAGAGCCTCACTCTTGGAAGTGGGCAAGATGTATCGTAGGAGAAGAAAATGGATGTCAAGGTCATTCTGTCAGCCAATTTTTGAGCAAGTAATTGAAGAGGCAGTCCTAAAAGGTTATATAAATTTACCAGGATTTATAGATAATCCTGTTAAGAAAAAAGCTTATTTAGGAGCTGAATGGTATGGAAATTCACAAGGACAAATAGATCCAGTGAAAGAAGTCAATGCTTCTATTTTAAAAATTAAACATGGATTATCTACTACTGAAAGAGAAGCAATGGAATTAAATGGTAGTGATTGGAATGAAAACTTAAATCAATTAAGTATAGAAAATAAAAAGAAAAAGGAGGTTGGATTAGATGGATATACTAAACCAGGCAAGAAAGAATAAAAATGAATTAAATATTCAAATATATGGTCAGATTGGGGGCTTTTCTTGGTTTGATGAGCCTGTAAGTGCAGACCAGGTATATAAAGAACTTGAAAATTTTGGAAATGATATAGACACTATAAATCTTTATATCAATAGCCCAGGAGGTTCTGTAACAGAAGGGTGTGCAATTTATAGTGCTTTGAAAAGACATAAAGCAGTAAAAAATGTTTATATAGATGGACAATGTTCATCAATAGCATCTGTTATTGCAATGGCAGGAGATAAGATAGCAATGAGTCCTGTTGCAACTATGATGATACACAACCCAATTACTGCATTAGCTGGTGATGCAATAGAATTAAGAAAAACAGCAGCTATTTTAGATATTATGAAAGACACAATTATTAATGCTTATGTTACAAAATCTCATTTAAGCAGAGAAGAAATATCTGTATTAATGGATACAGAAACTTATTTTACAGCTGATCAAGCTATTGAAAAAGGATTTGCAACAGAAAAAATTGTATTTGATATTAAAAATTCTGAATTTTCAAACTTGGAAAACTTTAAAATAAGACAAAAACAAATTACTAACAGTGGAGACACTGAAAAAAAAGGAGGAGAGAGCATGGGAGCAAAAAACATGCAGGAGCTAGAAGCTCAAAATAAAGAATTAGTGGAAGATATAAGAAAGGAGGCTATAGCACAGGAAAGAAAAAGAATAAATGACTTAGATGTACTTAATGAACAAACACAAGGTAAATGTAAAGAAATTATAGATGCAGCTAAGGAATCTGGTAAATCAAAAGCTGATATTGTTGAAGATGTATTAGCAAAATTTATTGAAAACCAAGGAACAGAAGAAAAAACTAAAGTTCCTGAAAATAAAAGTCCTGCTGATATTTTAAATACCAGAAGAGAAGAAAGTAAACAAATAGAAATAGATAATAGAACACCTGGACAAACTGATGATACAAAAAATTTAATAGCTGATATTGTTAATATAGCAAATGCTTAATAGGAGGAAAAACATGAAAGAAATACATGAAACAAGTAATTTAAAAAGAGACTTACAATTTCCATTTTATACTGAAAAAATAGAATTTGAAGCTGGAGAATATAAAATGGGAGATTTAGTAGAACTAACAACAGCTGGAAAAGTTAAAAAACTGGCTACTGATGCTGAAATATATGGTGTAGTAACAGATGATTTCACTGCTGATAGTAATAATAAAAAAAGTACAGTATATTTAACAGGTTCTTTTAATGAAAAGTATGTAAATTTTAATGGTAAAGATAAAGCTGAAGTAAAAAGAGCAGCAAGAAAACTTTTAATAATGATTGGATAAATGGGAGGAAATATGTCATCAAAAATATTTGGATTAATAGCATTAACAGCAATAATAGAACAAACAAAAACACCTAAAAACTTTCTATATAACTTATTAGTAGGAGAAGAAAAGGCTGAAAAAGTACAAGAATTAGAAATACATACTAAAGAGGCTGGAAGAAAGAAAGCACCTCTAGTTGGGAAAAGACAACAAGGAATATTCATAGTTAAAGACTCTTTTGCAGTACAAAGAGTTAAACCAGCTTGGATAAAATTACAAACAGTCAATGAAGCAGAAGCAGTGTTTGAACAACAATTTGGACAAACTCCTTATGCTGATCCACAAGCAGTTGGAAAACAAATGCTAGCAGATTCTATGAAAGAATTTAAAAATATAGCATTCAGAACAAGACAATGGATGTTAATAGAAACTTTAAAAACTGGAGTTTGTCCTATGGAATCAGGAACAGAAGGTGTTAAATATGGAGATATTAATACAGAAGTTCTTACAGGAAATGACCTTTTTAGTAGCCCAAACTGTAATCCTATTGATTACTTAGAAAAAAAACAAACTGAAATTCAAAAAGAGACAGGAGTTGTAATAGACACAGTAATATTCTCTCCTGATGTTGCAGGTGCATTCTTAAAAAATGAAAAGGTTAAGGAATATTTAAATACAAGACATGCAAATTATGTTCGTGTAAATGATTCTAAATCTGAAAATGATGATGGTAGAAAAGAAATAGCATATCTACCAACATTAGGTATAACAATATTTTCTTTTGTTGACTGGTATCAAGATATGGAAACAGGTAATGAAGAACAGGTTGTTCCAGCTAAAATTTGCATAGGAGTAAAAGCTAAAAGTTTTGCATTTAAATATGCTGCAATGTCTATAAGAACAGAACAAGGAAAACCTGCTCAATTACTTGTTAAAAAGGAAGCTATTAGAAAATGGTATCCAGATTATAGTGAAGATGAAGAATTACAATACTTCTCAAGACCATTATGTATGCCTCGTGAAGATGTAAAATCTTGGTTTATTGCGACTGTGTTATAAGAGGAGTGATGAGATATGAAAAAAATGGTAGCTATTAAAAATATAAGAGTTGAAGAAACATTATATAAACCAGGAGAAGAATTTGAAATTGCTGAAGAAGAAACTCAAAGATTAATTGATTTAGGAGCTGCTGAGTTCGTTAGTAGCGAAATAGAAACAGCTGATAATGAGGAAACTAACTCAGAAGAAGAAAATAATGTTGGTGGATTAAAAGAAGCAAAGACACCTAAAAAAGGTACAAAAAATGAATAACACTTTTAAAGATGATATTGATAAGACCTTTTTTACAGATTTTGCTGAAAAAATTAACTTGTCAGGAGTAAAACTTAAAGCAGTAATAACAAAAGTACAAAGTAATCCAAAATTGACAGGAAAATTTAAAGAAAATTTGGATTCAACAACATTAATAAGAAATGGTTTAAAAGTCTCTATTAAAACTAGAGACTTACCACCTTCTATTTCTGTTGAAGTAGGAGAAGAAATAAAAATTAATAAAATTTCTTACTATGTTTTTGATGTTGAAAAAAGACATGGAATGACACATATATATGCACAAAAATATGAGGGATAGATATGTATACTCTTGAAATATCAGATGAAAGTTTAAAAAAACTTGAAAAAATTGGTAAAGAATTTTCAGGAATGGATAACAAAATTGTAAAAGAAGCACTAAAAAAAGCTCTTAATTATGCAAAAAAAGAAGAAAAAAAGTTTATAAAATCCAGGTATTCTTTACAACAGAAAGTTGATGCTAATTCTTTAAAATCAAAAATAACATCAACTGATGGTGTTCTTTTAGGAAGTACTAAAAGAAATAAAGTTTCTGAATTTGCAATATCTAAACCAAATCCTGGAAAGAGTAAACAATATATAAAAACTAAAATAGTAAAACCAAGACTAGAAATGACTTGGAAGACATTATTTTGGGCTTTTTGGAAAAATGGTAATCCTAAACTTATGTTTAGAGTAGGAAAAGAAAGGCATAAGATAACATTAGCAACATCTTTATCTGTAAGAAATATGGGATTACAGATTGATAATGAAAAAATATATGAAGGAATTCAAAAGATATTTTCAAAAGTTTTAGAAGAAAGGATAGATGAATTATGGAGGGAATAAATCCATTAAAAAAGAAAAGTTTAGCATTAGAAAGTGCTATAAAAAAAGCATTTGCAGAAGCTAAAATAGAAAATTTTAAATTTTTTAGAAGTTATATTCAGCCTGATAATCTTGAAAATAGAATAAATAATGCTGGAAGTAATAAAGAAAATAAGTTCCCTTTTGTTATTATAAGACCAATAAAATCTGTACAAAAATCAAAAAGTGGAGTTACTTCTAAAATTGCTACATTCTTAATTAGATTAGGAACAGAAAATAAAGACTATGAAAATGGTTTTTTTGAAATAGCAGGAATAGCTGAATATTTAGTAGCATATTTTACAAAACATTCATCAGCAATTGAAAGAAAAGATGGATTTAGTTATTCAATAGATTTAGAAACTATTGAAGCTTACTTAAATGAAGAAATGACTGGTGGAGACTTTTGGATTTATGACATTCTTTTACAATTAAATATTCCAACTGTTCCACATACAGCATATATAGAAGAAAATAAAAGAGAAGTTTCAAATGAAAAGGAGGAAAAATGGCAGAATTAAAAAATGAAAAAGATAAAGAAAAAGATAAACCAGTAGTAGCTGAAACTACAAACAGTACAGAAACAAATGTGAACAGTGAAACAGGTAACACAGAAGTAGTTACTCAAAATCAAGTAACTACTGAAGTAAAAGCAGAAAAAAATGAAGCAAAAAAAGAAGATAAAACTTATATCTACATTGGTGAAGAACTTACAAAAGATGGTTTTATCTTAAAGTATAAAGGTTTCTACACTTCTGAACAGTTAAAAAGAATAGAAACTGGAATATCAGATTATGATGAAATTAAGGAAAATTTCATAGATTTAGATGAATATAGTGAAAATAGATAGGAGGAAAAATGGCAAAGTTTCAACATGGTACAAGTTACAAAGAAATGCCTTCAGGCTTAAAAATATTTGCAGAAACTCAGACACCAACTGTAATAGTTGGAACAGGAACTATTAACATGGGAGATATGAGCTGTGTTAATAAACCTATTCTTATTCAAAACTCAAAAGATGCAGCTACTTATTTTGGAGGAGCTAATAACATAAAAGGATTTACAATCAATGAAGCATTATACCTAGCTTTTAATGTATATAATGTAAAACCTATTATTGTTATAAATGTTTTAAATCCTGAGGAACATAAAACTGCTCATAATGAGGAAGGAGTTGTTGTAAAAGATTTTAAAGCAACTCTTGCAAAAACTGGAATTATAAATGATGAAAATTTGGTTGTTAAAAACAATGAAACATCAGTAATAGTTCAAAAAGAAAAATATACTTGCTCATTTGATGATGAAGGAAAATTAATAATTACATTAGCAAAAACAGAAACAGCAATTAAAAAAATAGATGTTTCATATAATTTCTTAGATGTTTCTAAATTAAAAGAAACTGATGTAATTGGAAGTATAGACCCACAAACATTAGAAGCAAAAGGGCTTGAATGTTTAAAGGAAATATTCCCTAAATATTCAATGATACCTAGTTGTGTAGTTGCTCCTGATTTTTCAACAGCAAAAATAAGAGTAGCATTAGATGCTAAATCAGCTGTTATAAATGATAAATGGGCATCTATGTCAATTCCTGAAATGCCAAATACAACAAAATATGGAGAAGTTATAGCATTTAAAAAAGAAAAAAATTATATAGATGCTGACCAAGCAATAACTTGGGGTTGTCCTTATCTTGAAGATGAAGTATTTCACTTTTCAACAGTAATGGCATTACATATGCAATCAGTAGATGCACAATTTGATGGAGTTCCTTGTGAAAGTCCTTCAAATAAAAATATTAAAATGCAAGGTGTTGGATATTATGAAGGAGGCACATTTAAAAGAGTTAATTTAGATGAAGCAGAGGCTAATTTATTGAATGAAAATGGAATTTCTACAATAATTAGACAACCAAATGGAACTGTATTCTGGGGAAATAGAACTTCTGTATTCCAACCAGGTGGAGAAACAGACCCAAAAGATGTATGGATACCAGTTAAAAGAATGTTTAAGTATATTGGAAATACAATAATGCTAAACAATACAGTTGAAGTTGATAAGGGAATGACACCTTCACAAGCTAAAAGCATAGAAACTAATATAAATGTTTGGCTAAACTCTCTAACTAATGATAATAAGTTACTTGGTGGAAGAGTTGAATTTAAACCTGAAGAAAATTCTGAACAAGATATGATAGCAGGAAAATTCAAATGGCATATTTATTTAGGAGCAATTATTCCAGGGGAAAGCTTGGAATTTAGATTGGAGTATGATTCTAAATATTTAAAATTATTATTTCAAAGATAGGAGGACTAAATGATAAGGTCAACAATAATTGAAGATGCAATTATAAGATTAAATGGAACAGATGAGTTGGTTGGAATAGCAGCTATAACATTACCAGATATAGAACATAAGACTGAAACTATAAATGGGCTAGGTGTAATAGAACATGATGAACCTATTCCAACAGCATTTAATGCTATGAAATTACAGTTAAAATTTATGAATAGATGTAAGGACATAGTATTTGAATATGGGAGTAATGTTAATTTAACAGCAAAAGCAGCAATATTAGTTGAAGATTCTGAAACTCATAATAATGATGAAGTTGAAGCCATTTATTCTTTTAAAGGAAAAAGAATAAAAACAAGTGGTGGAGATATAGGAAAAGCTGTAAAAAATGAAACAGAATTAGAGTTTTCATTGACTTATTATAAAGAAGAAATTCAAGGAAAAGTTATACATGAAATTGATGTGTATAACAAAAAAGCTATTGTAAATGGTAAAGATTTATATGAAAAAGTTAGAAGTATTTTATCTTAATAGGAGGAAAAAATGGGAAATTTTAATAAAGAATTAAGAGAGGCAAATGCAGAAATAAATAAAAGAAATGGAGTAATTGAATCAGTAGTTGATGAAAAAAAAGATGATATTGAAGAACCTAAAAAAGAAAAAGGTTTAGTTAGAAAAGTTAAACTTTCTGATGGTAGAGAAATAACATTTGATTTTGGAAAATTAACTGGAAATTCAATTATTGAAATAAAGAAAAATTATGGAAAATTAAGAAAAAAATCAGCAACATTAGTGGAAGAACTAGATGATTTTTATTATATGTTAGTTGCAGAATATGTATCTGCACATTCATATGAAACATTCTTAAAACTTTCATATAAAGATTTTGCAAAGGTAAGAGATGAAGTTAGAGATTTTTTGCAGGAAGATTAATAGAAGATCTTGAAAGAGAACATGCAAAACTTTTAGATGAATTAATAGTAGAACTTAACAATCCATTAGGAGTGAATATGAATATTTCATACTCATACTTAATGGGTTGTGATATATACAGAATAAGAGAACTTATAGAAACAGTTGAAGAAACTCTAAGAAAAAGAAGGAGGTGATATTGTTGGGAAAGAAAATGGATTTGATTATGAGAGTGCAAGGGCTTATAGACAAATCTTTGCCTGGTAATTTAAAAAAATTAGCTAATGAAGTTAAAAATTTAAGAGTTGCTAGGCAAAAAATGGAAAAGGCTCAAAGAACTTTAAAAGCTCAAAAAGAGCTAAACAAAGAGATAATGAACAATGTTTCTAAATATAGAAAACTTAGAAATGAATTAAAAGCATTGGATGAGATAAAAAAGAAGAACAATAGTCTTACTGATGCTGAAAAAAAGAAATATGAGAGCTTAATCAAAAAAGCTAAAGCCTTAGAAACAACTATAAAAACACAATCTAAATCATTCCAAAAATATGGAATGGAACTTAAAAAATTGAAAATTCCTTTTGACAATTTGCAAAGTGAAATTGACCAAACTATAAAAAAAGAAAAACAACTACTTGCTCAACAAGCCGCTTTTAAAAGTGCAAAGGGAACATTTAAAAATGTAAAAGATAAATTCAATACTGGATTAAAATATGCAGCTACTGCTGGAATAGCTGCAACAGTTGGAGTAGGAATTTCTTCAGCTAAAGAATATTTAGAATTTGACAAACAAATGATAAAAGTTAAAGCTTTAACAGGAGCTACTGCTGAAGAGTATGAAGCTTTAAAGAAAAAAGCAATGGAAGTTGGAAAAACAACAATATTCACTTCTGAAGAGGCAGCAGCAGGTATGGAAAAATTTGCATTAGCTGGATTTAAACCAAAAGAGATAATAGCAGCAATTCCACCTATTTTTGACCTAGCAACTGCTTCAGGAGAAGATTTCATCATGATATCAGATATGATATCTGATCATATGAATGCTTTTAATATTGGAATAAATGATGTTGGACATGCAGCAGATATTCTTGCTAATACTATGTCACGAAGTAATACAAATATTCAAATGTTAGGAGAAGCATTTAAATATGTATCTTCTTCAGCACATGATTTGAATATAGATTTAGCAACAGCCTCAGCTGCTGTTGGTTTAATGGGAGACCAAGCTATAAAATCAGGACAGGCAGGAAGAGACTTAAAACAAGCTTTTGCTAAGATAGCTGACAGTAAAGTACAAAAAGACCTACAAAAACTTGGAATTAATGTAAAAAATTCTAAAGGTGAATTTATAGGACTTGTTGATTTTGTAAGACAATTAGAAAAAGTTACTGGGAAAATGTCAGGTATAGAAAAGTTAGCCTTTTTAAAAGAAATGTTTGGAGATCAGGGAGCTTTAGCTATGAATAAGCTGTTAACTGCTACAAAAGAAGTTAATGGTGTTATGTACCAGGGAGCTGATGCATTAGCACAGTTTGCAAAAGAAAATGAAAATGCTACTGGAAAAGCAAAAGAAATGGCTAATACTATTCTTGATAGTGACTCTGGTAAATGGGCATTACTTGAATCAGCTATTTCAGATGTAAAAATAAAAATAGGACAAACTATTTTTACAAAAGGAGGAAGACAACTACTTGATATAGCTATTGAATGGCTTAATGAACTTTCAAATGTTCTTTCTGGAAATTTTAACGATACAAAAGCCAATAAATTTTGGCAATCTTTTATTGAAAATGGGAAAATATTTTTAGATGCACTAGTAAAGATTGGAACAGCACTTTGGGGAATTTTTACTATTTTAAATAAGATTGGAATAGATAAAATCTTAATATTTTTAACAATTTTGAATGTTCTATCTAAAATTGTTCAATTTGTAACTGTAATCATTCCAATTATAAAAGTTGTTTGGATAGTTATAAGTGCAATTGGAAGTGCAATAGCAGCAGTTGGTGGAGCAGTAGTAGCAGTAGTAGCAGCTATTGTTGCAGTAATAGCTGGTGTAATATATCTTGTTATTAAATATTGGGATGAAATAAAAGCATTTGTAAAAGCTATTCCTGGATTTTTAGCAGAATTCTTTACAGGTGTTTGGAATGTACTTAGTGGAGTTATTGGAGCTATATGGCAAGGTATTGTAGATTTATTTAATTGGATATTGAATAAAATTACTTGGCTATGGGATAAGATTGTTGGAATTTTTTCAACTTTATGGTCAGTACTTACTAAGATTTTTAGTGCTATTTGGGATAAAGTTACAGGTTTCTTCCAAGGTCTATGGGAAAGTATAACTGGACTTTGGGATAAAGTAAAAACTGGATTTTCTGAAAGATTTACAGCAATGTTAAATTCTTTTAAAGATACTATTGCTAGTATTGCAGAAAAAATAAAAGGCTTTTTTGCGAAGCCATTTGAACTTATGTCTGATGCAATAGCAGGTGCAAAGGAAAAAGCATTAGATTTTGCATTAGATTTTGCAAGAAAAATACCAGGAATAAAATACATCATTGGAGAAAAAGAAAATATAGGAACTGCAAAAGCTACAATAAATGGAAGCCATGCTAATGGATTAAATTATGTGCCATTTGACGGTTATATTGCTGAGTTACACAAAGGTGAAAGAGTTCTTACAAAAGATGAGAATGAAAGTATCTTTGGAAGTTTAAGAAATAGACTTCAAAATGCTACTCAAAGTAGTAAATCAGAAAATAGCACAAGTAGTGAAAAGTCTATTACTTATCAAATTTACAATAGTTTTACTTTTAATGGAGTATCTGAAGATACTAAAAATAGCATTATAGAAAATTTACAAGAAAAGTTAAATGAACTTCAAAGACAATTAGAAAAAATGAAGGAGGAAAGAGAAACTTATGCAAGAACAAGTTTATAAGACAGAAGCAGGAGATACTTGGGATCTAATTGCTTTTAAACTCTTTGGGAATGAAAATCTTATGAAAGAGTTATTAGAAGAAAATATTGAACTCTCTGAAATAGTTATCTTTCCAGCTGGAGTTGAACTTTCTATTCCTGAAATAAAAGAAGATAAAAAGAGAGGTGTTGCTCCATGGTTAGTTCAAACTTAGTTAGGAGAGCCTCTCCTACCTTTTTTATAGATAACAAAGATGTAACTGAAGAATTATTAAAACATATAGTTGATGTTGAAATTATAGATAATTTAGAAGGTACATTAGATGAAATTATAATAAAACTTAATAATGAAAATAATAGATTTCTAACAACAAACTGGGCTATTCCAAAGGGAACTCAAATAAAGTTTGGAATAAAAACTCTTAATTGGAATAGTGAATTTGAAGGAGAAAGCCAAAGTGATGTAGGGATTTTTAATATAGATATAAGACAATTCAACAGAAAAACAGCAACATTTAAAGGAATATCTGGTCCACTTAATTCAAGAGATGTTAAAAGGTCTAAGATATGGGCTAATATCTCTTTAGAAGCACTTGGAAAAGAGTTTGCTGATAAATATAAGCTAAAGTATTTTTATAAAGTAAAAGACAATATCACTTTAAAAAATATAAAACAAGAGGAAGAGGAAGATTTTTCCTTCTTAAATAAGATTGCCCAGGATGAAGGAGTAAAGTTAAAAATATCTAGTGGAATACTTATCTTATTTGAGGAAGAAATATTATCAGAAAATACTCCTCTTTTAAGTATTAGCTTGAACAATGTTGAGGAATTTGAAATAAAAGATAAGTCTAACGATATTTATGATGCTATTGAAGTTAAATACTTTAATACTAAAAAGCAAAAAGAAGAAAAAGCTATTATAACAAAACATGAACTTGAAACAGGACAAAAGTCTGATAGTTATAAAAAAGTTTACTCTTTAAAATCCAGGGCTAAAAGTGGAGATTTAAAAAAATTGGCAAAGAAAACCCTTGAAAATATCAATAAAAGAGAGATAGAAACAACTTTAAAAATTATTGGTTGTAAAGAGTTATATTCAGGTTGCATTATAGCCCTATCTGATGCAGGAGAATTTTCAGGAAACTATGTAGTAACTAGACTACAACACAATTTCCCAAAATTTACTACATCTATTGAAATGTACAAAATAAAAAAAGATATGAAAGAGGAGAAAAAATAATGATTTCAGTTTTAAAAGGAACAGTAGGAATTATACAAAGTATCAATACAGCTGATTATACTGCTACTGTACAACTTCCTGAATACAACAATCAAATAACAGAGGGATTACAGATTTTGTCTCCTATAACATTTGGAAATAAAATAACTTCTATTCCAAAAGTTAATACTCCTGTATTTTGTATATTTCTAGGAGATGATACAGAAAGAGGTTTTATAATTGGAAGTTATTTCTCTGATAAAAATGTAAGTAATTCACAAGAAGATGAATATAGAATAGATTTTCAAGGTTCAAGTTTAACAGTAAAAGAAGATGGGAATATAGAGTTAAAAGGAACTTTGACAAAAATAGACAGTGAAGTTCTTATAACAGGAGATACAACAATAGAAAAAAATATAATAGTTTCAAATAATGCAACAATAAATGGAAGTATGAAAGCTGAAAAAGGTTTTGAAACTAATAAGGCAACATTAAAAAATGGAAAATTAGATGTTGAATCTATTGACTATAAGGAGATGACTAAGAAATGAGTATATTAAATAGATTAACAAAAGACTTTTTGAATAATTTTACTACATTTGATTTTTCAAGTAATTTAGGAAGTTATGGAGATATTACTTTTACTGTTGCTCGTGGAAATGTTCTAACTCCTGATGCTATTGATTTAAGTATCTCATCTAAAACAGAAGATCATGACAATCTTGGAGAAGCTCCTTATACAGAGTTTATTCGTAGAAATTTAAGAACTATTTCTTTAAATATTAAGTTAGTTTATACACTGACTAATATAAATGAAGCCTTATTAAAATTAGAAAAAATCTGTGAAAATGGAGAGTATTATCCACTTATTTTAGGAAATAAACCTTTATCAAAATATGGATTTATGTTAACAGGCTTTAAACAAGGAATAAAGAGTACAAACTCAAATGGAGAGTTAGAAGTTGTAAACTGTTCTTTAACTTTAAAAGAATATATTCCAAAATTAGATAGACTTCTTTTACCAGCTACTAATAATTTAACTACGGAAAATAGAAGAAATAATAGTAGTGGAAAAAACAAGAAGAAAAATAAAAAAGTATTAAAGAAAAAATCTAAAAAGAATGTTTATTCAAAAGATAAAAATGAAAAAAAATGGCTACATGGATTAATTGAAGATGATTTAAGAGGATATTAATAGGAGGAAATATGATAGTTTCAAATAAGACTATTCCTCAACATCCAAAATTAATGGAATTGTATATTCTGTTAAATACGAAAAGAGGAACAGTACCACTCCATAGAGATTTAGGAATAGATAACAGAATGATTGATAGACCAATTACAGTAATAAAAAATAGTATTTTTAATGACTTACAAATTCAAGTTAGTAAGTATATAAAAGGTCTTACATTAAATAATGTTGAATGTAAAGCTACTGAAAATGGACTTGAAATTGAATGTGAGGTTGAAATAGATGAAAGAATTTAATTTAATAGACTCTAATCCTGAAACAATTTTAGCTGATGCTTTAAGATTTCATGAAGAAATTACTGGAGAAAGATTAGAACTTTGTACAAAAGAAGCATATTTATACTCAACAGTTGCAGCATTATTATCAAATATAAAGGCAAATATGAATGATGTAGCAAAACAAAACTTCTTAAAATATTCAAGAGAAGAAAGATTAGACTTGAAAGGCAATTTTTATGGAGAAAGAGGAGCTAGATTAAAGGCTAACAAAGCAAGAACTACAATTAGATGTCATATTTCATCAGTTGTAGCAAAAGATGTTGTTATTGCAAAAGGTACAAGATTTCTTTATAAAAATTATATGTTTTATACAGAACAAGAGTACAAAATAAGAAGTGGAGAAACTTATGTTGATGTGATAGTTGTTGCTGAAATTGCTGGTAATTTAGGAAAAATACTAGCTGGTGAAATCAAAGAAATTGTTGATAGATACGAGTATATGAAAGAAATAACTAATATTACAGATGTAACAGGTGGTAGAGAAGAAGAGGAAGATGAAGAGTATAGAAATAGATTAGAACTTATACCTGAATCATTTACTACAGGTGGTTCAGAAGGCTCTTATGAATATTGGGTTAAGAAATCATCTAACCTAGTTACGGATGTCTTTATAAACAGTCCTAAACCTAATTATATTGATATTTATGTTGTGAATGGTTTGGAACACATATCACAAGAAGAAAGAGAAAAAATAAAGAATTATATAGTTGAAAATAAAAATATAAAAGTTTTAAATGACCAAATAGAAATTAAAAATCCAATCTTTCATAATTATAATATTGATTTAGATTATTGGGTTTATGATAGTTCGTTAGTATCGAAATCAGAAATAGAAAAAGAATTAACAAATTCATTAGAACAATATACTAAATCTTTCAAAATGGGAGAAAGTATAAACTTACAAGATATTATAGATATTTCTAAAAATGTTGATGGTATAAGAAGAGTAGAAATAAAATCGCCTCAAACTTATAAAGGACAGAAATTTCATTTAGCAAAATGTGGAACTATAAGTATTTCATATAAAGGAGCAGAATCAAGATGAAAGAGCAAAATTTTATATATGATGTAACGAACATAAGAGACCTTGCTCCTGATATTTTAAAAGATGATAGGCAATATAAAGTTATATTAACTGTTATAGATGCACTTATTTCAAAACATATCGTTGCTAATATAGAATATTTAGAATTTCTTGAAAGAATAGATACTATGACTGAAAAAGAAATTGATATGCTTGCAAAAGAATTAAGTGTAGACTTCTATGATTTTTATATGTCTATTGAAGAAAAAAGAAAAGCATGTAAATTATCTTTCCAAATTCATTCAATTAAGGGAACAAATAAGGCTATTCAGGATGTTCTAAATATCTTTTATGAAAAAGCTAATATATTAGAATTTCCTGAATTTAATGGAGACAATGGAACATTTAAAATAGAAATTATGGGAACAACTAAAAATAACCTAAACATTATGATAGATAGGGTAGAAAAGACAAAAAAGAAATCACAGCATTTAACAGGAATTACTTTTAAAAATAATTCTATATCTCCTCTGTATATGGCAACACATATGAGATATGGAACAAAAGTAATATTATATCCACAACAAAGTTATTTCTATCTTAATAATCTAAATTTAGTAGGAAAAAATGGAAAATATACTTTAGAAAAAAGAGGTGTAAAAAATGGCTGAGTTTAATAGTCACATTATTACAAATGCTGGAAGAAATCTTTTAGCAAGAGCATTAGCTGGTGAAGGAAAGATTATATTTACTAAAGCAGCATTTGGAGATCAAAAACATTCAGGAAATTTAAGAGAAGTTACTGAATTAAAAAATAAAAAGTTAGATTTAAATGTAATGAATATAAGAAATGATAACGGTACTGCTATTTTAACAGTACAAATATCAAATGAAAATGTAGAACAATCTTTTCAAACAGAAGAATTTGGAGTTTATGCCAAAATTGAGGGAGATGTAACAGAAATTCTTTATTCCTATACAACAGCTGTATCTGCTGATACTTTTCCAAATAATAGATTAGGAAAAACATATGAATCTATTCAAGATATTTATATGGCAATTTCAAGTGATGTAGAAGCTGAAATATATGTAAGAGATGGTGTTATTTATTTAACAAGAGATATTGCTAACCAGATTTACACAGAAACAGGATTAACAGCTGTTGGTGCTTTAAAAGGAAGAAATAGCTTAGAAGCAGATAAACAATATCTAGCAGATAATGGATATTGGTATAAAAATATTGGTGGAAATAGAACTTGGGAAGCAACATCAGGAACTCCTGATGAACAATTAATTCCAATAACTTGGAAATACTTATATGAAAGTCTTAATAATAAAGAAAATCAATTAATACAAAATCTTAATGGAATTTTAGGAAAAAATAACGGAGAGTTTCCTATTGAACAGGCAGTGGCAGGAAATGTATATTATTTTCCAAGAAATCAAAAATATTACTATTGTTTAAAAAGCCAAACTAGTAGAGTGAGTGTTCCAAATGCAGATTTTGAAGAATTGTCTATTTATCAAAATCGGAAGAAATTGGAAAATCTAATTGGTTTCAAATCAGAAGGTACTTATCAAAATTCTTTTTCTGGAAACTTTAATGAACTAAAAATTTTTACATA